TACTTATGAGGTCCTTTTACAAAGAATGCTTGCTAAAGTATCAAATAATCTAGATAAAAGAGAAGGCTCAGTTATTTATGATGCGATAGCTCCTGCAGCTGTAGAACTTCAAATTATGTATATTGAATTGGATGTAATATTGAATGAGACATTCGCAGATACATCAAGTAGAGAATTCTTAATAAAAAGAGCTAAAGAAAGAGGCTTATCTCCTGAAAAAGCAACTTATGCAGTTTTAAAAGGAGTATTTAATATTGATATCCCTATAGGCTCAAGATTTTCTTTAGATGATTTGAATTATATTGCCACTGAGAAGATTAGCTCAGGAATTTATAAATTACAATGCGAAACAGGTGGAATTAAAGGGAATAGCAATTTTGGAACTTTGATACCTATAGAATATATTAAAGGATTATCAAGTGCTGAGCTTACAGAATTACTAATACCTGGTGAAGATGAGGAGAATACTGAAGTGTTTAGGAAAAAATATCTTGCTAGTTTTGACACAGAGGCATTTGGTGGCAATATTGCAGACTATAAAGAAAAGGTAAATAAGATACAGGGCGTGGGAGGTGTTAAAGTCTATCCGGTTTGGAATGGTGGTGGTACTGTTAAATTAGTGATAATTGATTCCGAATTTAAAAAGCCAACTGCAGAGTTAATTAATTTAGTTCAAACGACAGTTGATCCAGAGCAAAATCATGGTGAAGGCTTAGGAACTGCACCCATTGGCCATGTAGTTACTGTGTTAGGAGTTGAAGCGGAAAAAATTGATATCTCGCTTAATTTGACATATCAGAATGGTGGAAATTGGGATGCTGTAAAGCTAAGAGTTCAAGATGCTATTGATACATATTTAGCAGAATTGAATAAGACATGGGAAGATTCAAGCTGCATAATAGTGAGAATATCTCAAATTGAAAGTAGATTACTTGAGATCCCTGAAATATTAGATATTTCTAATACTTTAATAAATAATGTTGCTATGAATTTTAACTTAGAACCTAACAGCATAGCAGTAAGAGGTGATATTATTGGGTAGAATAATTGATTTATCAAAGTATTATCCAAGCGTTGTAAAAGATACTGAAAACTTTGAAGAAATTGCTAAAGTAGAAAATCCTGAATTTAATTTAGTTAATAGTAAAATTAATGATGCTTTTAGTGATCAATTTATTTTTGATGCAACTGAAAATGGAGTTAAGCGCTGGGAAAAGATACTAAAAATATATCCATTGGAGTCAGATAGTCTAGATATGAGAAAATCTAGAATTATATTAAGAATAAACAGAAAAATTCCATACACATATAGAGTTTTAGGAAAAGAACTTGCGACTTTATTTGGTGAAAAAAATTATAATTTAAAGTTACAAAATAATATATATTATTTAGAAATAACAGTGAAGACGTTTGATTTCAAACTGTTTAATGAAGTTATGCGTGAAGTAGAAAAAATAATTCCGTGTAATCTAATACTTCAATGTATTATGGAAAGTGACTTTAATTCACAATTGAAATTAGAAACGCATTATGAAGAATTCCTTTATCCTTATTTTATGTGTGGCACATTCTTATGTGGTACAAAGCCAGATATAAATAATTTAGGAACTAAGGTTGCTGTAGAGCTTAAAGCAAATATTAATAATGAAGATACTAAACAAAAGTATCTTATCGTAGGTACATTTGAGAGTGGAGGCGATACAATTTGATAACAGAAATAGGGATAAATAAAATAGCCAATCTTATTATTACACTTGTCAAAAAGGGTCAGGTTACAATTGATGGGGTTACTAAAGATGTTGATTTATATAGAACAACAATTGATAAAGATACATTAAAAATATTTTTACTATTAGATGATACCTTTGCTGGAGCGATAGAAAAGAAAAATCTTATTGACCAGAACGGAGATATAATCTTTGAAAATAGTAATGTTATCGAGAAAGATACAAGCAGAGGTTTGTTAATTGTATTTTCAGTGAGAATAAGTGAGGTGGAGTCATGATAAGTGAATATGTTAAGACTAATTGGTTAGATCATATTGTTGAAAATCCATTTACATTTGAAGAAACTAAAAATGAAGATGGAACAATAATCTTGGAACCAAAACAAGGTGAAATATTGCAACAAGGAACTCCAGTTAATGCTAGAAACCTTAATCACATAGAAGAAGGGATATGGCTTAATTGGAGGTTTTTAAAAGAATTATTCGATGAGTTAACAAGTTTGAAATTGGATGTATTAACACTAAAGGGGACTAGTATTAATGATATGAATAATAATATGTTTTTTATAAGTTTTGCTACTTTAGATGATATTAAGTTAAAGAGTGGAATTCATGATCCTGTTAATAGAAGAATTTATGTATAAGGAGTGACTAAATTATGGCATTATCAATATGGAAAAAATACAATTTGGCGAGTTCAAATTATGTTGGCGATAATGGTGCTACTACTAGTATTTTACGTAGTAATACTAGTAGTGTAGGTACATTTGTTTCTTTAGCTATAGATTCAAATGGCTATATTTATGGTTCTGGAAATCAGGAATACATTGCAGCCAGTAACTTAAGTTCCTATGTTGGAAGATTTGTTGCCTATACGACTGGTACATGGGGGAGAATTACAGGCATTTCGGTTAGCGGATCTAATACCACAATTTATTTTGCAACTCAAGCGGTTTTAACAAGTTATTCTCAAGGCACATATATTCAAGATGTAACAGCAGAAGCAGGCACATATCCAACTAATGGCGCACAGGGTGGCTATTGGTATGTTTATCAGGGGGTGGTAAATACTGCACCATCAATGCCGAGTTCAATTTCAGTTCCTACTTCAGCTCAAAAAGCAGGAACAACACTTTCAATAAGCTGGGGATCATCATCAGATGCAGAAGGCAATTCATTAACTTATTATCTAGAATTTTTCAATGGAAGCTCTTGGGTATCATGTGGAAGTACAGCAAATAAATCATTAACTTATACGTTACCTCAATTAGATATTAATAACGCACAATTTAGAGTGAGAGCATTTGATGGAGCATTATATTCTTCGTATGCGACATCCAATGCTTTTTCTATATTTACTAATAGCGTACCTACAATATCAGGCAATGCAAATGAAAATTTAGGCGATAAAAATACTCCATTTTCAGTTACATATAGTGTAAATGACGTTGATAGTTCTAATGTGCTAAATGTTGTAGAAAAATTGAATAGCAATCAGATTAACTCAATTAATAATGCCCCTAGAAATCAAAATTTTACTATTAATATTGATAGAGCGACATTAGATAGTCTGCCTTTAAATCAACAAAGTGTAATTCAAATAAGTGTGTCAGATGGGAAAACTACAACGTATAAAACTGTCACATTTACAAGAATTAATAGTGGTCCTACAATATCAAATACGGAAAAAGATTTAGGTATAGTTAATAATGTAAGTGAAAAATATACATGTACAGATGTTGAGGGAAATGCTTTTATAATAACTGAAAAAATTAATGATAAAGAAATCAAAACATTTAGCGGTGTTAATGGGACAGAATATACAACTAATATTCCTCAAAATATGTGGCTTCAACTTATCAATGGTCAACATACGTATGCGATAATTGCAACTGATTCTCTGGGTGCTAAGACAGTAAGAAAATTCACTTTTACGAAGAAAGAAACTGTTATTGAAAGTACTGGACTTAAAAACGCCATTCAAACTGATGTAGCAGCAACAAAAATTATTTTAACTCCCAATTGGCTTGGTAAGGAAAATGCAGATGTTTTGTTTCAGGTATGTAATAATGCGTTTGATGCAAATCCAACATGGGAAGATGCAACAAGTCAGACTTTATTAGGGAAAACTTATGTTTTTACTAACAAGGCTAAAACTGCAGATAAATGGGGAATAGATATAAAATATAAATTAGCTTTAAAATCTGGTTCAATAGAAGGAGTAGATTTTTATGGACTAGGAGGTGCTTTCGAATAATGGAAATTATAAATGAAAAACCACTACAAGAGATACAGGAATATAAAAAACAAGAGGTTGAAAAAGCGACAGCTGACATTTGGGAAGCAATAGTCAATGTGGGAGCTGATTTAGTAAATGCTCAGCTAGAGATAGCGGAATTAAAAAATGAAATAGCTATATTGAAAGGAGGTGCTAACTAATGGAATTAAAATCATATTTAATAAGTGCGTATGCAGTACTTGTAAGAGTTGGAAAGTGGGATTTAGAACCAGTTGAAGGATCTAGTAAGAAAGTAGTTCCAGAAGACTATAGATCTGAAGTTGCAGAATACTTAGTACAGTAATAAAATAAGCCAATAGATCAACACCAATAAGGTGTTTTTTTATTGGCCTATTTTTATGAACAAAATAAATAATTAAGATATACTATATATGGTTTTGCAAAAATTTACTTAAATTCTTATATTTAAAGGAATTTGTATTACGATTATTGTTGGAATTTACCAAGGTTGGAATTAAAATAATTAATAGACGCGTCATAATTTTGTATATAAGGGAGAAATAAGAAATGAAAAACTACTCAAAAATATTATTTTTTATGTTTCTATGTTTGTTTATTATTGGAACTCAAAATGTTGCATATGCATCTGTAACTACTTGGAATCCAAACGATAAAACAAATAGTGTTGTTTTATCAAATGATAATTTTACTGCACAATTAAATAATGGTATAATTTGTAGTGCTAAATCTACTAATTATATGACTTCGGGAAAGTATTATTGTGAATTGAAAATTAATAATGTTTCAGCTGGGTCTTTAATGTTTGGAGTAGCTAATGATAACTTTAATGTTAATACTGACAATTACGATTCTAAAAATCAGTTTGCTTATTATAGTTATTCCGGAAGCTTATATCCTTCAAATTCAAGCTATGGTAGTACCTATGGTACTAACGATGTAATTGGGATGGCTATAGACATAGATAATAAGAAAATTAAATTTTCTAAAAATGGAACATGGTATAATGAGACTATCTTACCAAGTTGGAGTAAATATTATGCTTACATAACTAGTGGCTCTAGTATAGAGAATTATACAGCAACATTAAATTTTGGTAACACACCATTTATTTATAATCCACCGACAGGATATTCAGGATATGATAACACTTCAAGTATTGTACTTAATAAATCTGTATGTAATTTAAAAGTTGGAGAAAATGATCAGTTAATAGCAACAACAACTCCAGCTGGTTCTAATGTTATTTGGTCAACAAGTGATGAAACAATTGTACAAGTTGAGCCAGATGGAACTATCAGAGGCATGGCGTTGGGTACAGCGACAATAACAGCTAAAATCAATGGGACAGATATAATAGCAACTTGTGAGGTAACTGTGACTGCTGAGGATGTTCCAACTGATCCAGAAGAACCTTCAGGAGATGGTACTTTATTCATCGAATTAGAAGATGGAAACATAAAGCAATATGCTGTAACTGAAGATAAAATTGCAGACTTTATACAATGGTATAAAAATAGAGATAATGATGATTCTGAATCACCAATATATAAATTTACAAAAGGTGATTATAAAGATTATGTAGTACATGATAAAATAGTTTGGTTTGAAATAAGATAATTAAATACTTAATAAGAGACACTTGCAGAAATGTAGGTGTCTTTTGTTATACAAAAATATTAGAAAGAAGGTAAAAGAAAGATGGAAACTTATATTAATTCATTAACACATAACATATTTGCTCAAATAGTGGTATGGGCTATATTTTTGGATACATTTTTAGGAGTATTAAGATCTATAAAGGAAAGAAAGTTTAATAGCTGCGTTGGTATAGATGGAGGAATAAGAAAAATAGCAATGATAGGGTGTATTGCATTCTTGGCAGTACTAGATATGAGCTTTACATTTAATTTATTATTTATGCTGCCACAAGAATGGATTAGCTTTTTAGGTGTAAATAAATTAGGCTTATGTGAATTCTTTTCTATTTTATTTATATTGTATGAGGCTGTAAGTATTTTAAAAAATATGCTTTTATGTGGCTTACCAGTGCCAAAGAAGTTAAGTGTTAAGGTAGAAAGCTTTTTAAGTATAATGACAGATGAATTGCCTATAGAGAACAAAGAACAGTAATTAAGTAGCCTATAGGGTTACTCTTATTTTATTTTTAGGAGGAATTTGCAATGGTAATAGGATTAAGAGCAGGACATTCAGATAATTGCACAGGAGCTATAGGAATAGTTGATGAACATCAGCAAATGAAAAAGTACTATGTTGCAGTAAAAACAGTGTTTGAACAATATGGACATACGGTGATTGATTGCAATAGTAACGCTAGTACACAAAATGGAGAACTTAATGAAGGAGCTAATAAAGCAAATTCAGCTAATTGCGATTTATTCATTTCCTTACATATGAATTGCTTCAATGGTTCAGCACATGGAGCAGAGGTACTTGTATCAAGTCAATCTAGTTCAGCTTTTCCATATGCACAAAGATTAGTTAATAACTTTGCTGAATTAGGGTTTTACAATCGTGGAGTTAAATATGAAAGATTATATGAAATGAATCATATTAATTGTGGTAATTTAATATCAGAGATTTGTTTCTGCGATTCTCAGGAAGATATTAATATTTACAATAAGTATTCTTGGGAAGAGTTAGCGCATGTCCTATGTAATGCTATAGATATTAATATACCAAAAGAAATAAAATATATGACAACAAAAGAAACTGGATATGTTGTTACAAGTTACTTGCCTAACGGTAATAAAGGTAATGGAAGTTTTGATGGGGTGGATTTGAACTATGTATTAAGTTACTTTCAAGGCGTAAAGTGTTATGTTAGAGGAAATGAAAAGGGGGTATGGATTGAAACACAAGTGTTACCAATAGAAAAGTGCAATGAATTAAAGAAACTCCTTGGCAGCTGGTTTTATAGTATTGAATAATAGTTTTTAGGGTATGTGAACATTTAGATTTAAGTGAGATGACTATTATAAAGATGAATTTAGGGTGCTTTAGTTACCCTATTTTAGGAGATTAAATAAGAGAGTAATAGTTTTTTAGGCTTCTTACTCTCTTATTTATAATTTATTACGATTGGGTAGCTATTTATGGTTAGTTAATTCTTCAGTATATTATTATTATATTATATTTTATTTATAATATACTTTTGGCATATGATATCTAACTATTAAATTAGATATCATACAGAATTAATTTAAACAGTTATTTATCTCATAGACTTTAATGTTAGTACTTTATAAATGAATCTAAACATTAAACCTAGATTGACACTAGTTAAAACTAGAAACAATCCTAAAAGAATAACTGGATCATGAAGTTCAGCCATAAATATCTACCTCCTATATTTAATTAGATTTAATGTTAACATAATTAAAGTAGAAATGCAACTAAGTCAAGTTTGTATATAAATGACCTTAATCTGTGGAAAACTTGTCCAAATTGTAGAAATATTATACAATATAAAAGAAACTCACATAGTAGACTGCAATATTGTGAGTTTCTTTTATAATAGAGTCAATAATCATCTCTATTATATTACATATATTTAATTAATCATTAGAGGATATTAGGAGAGAGAATATGAGTAATGAAGTATTATATGATTTACGACAAGAAAAAGTTTTGATTTCTAAGCTTATGGGACAATGTGAAGATATTTACAAGATATTTAATGATACAAGCAAAGGCAGAGTAGTTGGAGTTACACTAGAGAATTTGGAGTGGCAAATATTAAAAAATACTTTAAAATATTATATAAAATTTTTGGGTAATAGAATACTGGAAAGAGAATGTTATGATAATATCGAATGGATATGTCTTGGAAGCGATAGAGTTGATACAATTTCGAAAGAGCTTATCGATTCGATAGTTGTTCAACTAAAGAAAATTGAATTATACGTTGAAGAGGAAGAATATAAACAAAACATATGTAAAAAAGAAGAAAAAAGATTAGAGATTATTTTAAAAAAGGAACCTAAGATATTTATTAGTCACTCTGTAAAGGATAAAAAATATGTAGAAATAATTGTTGAATTATTTGAAGATATTGGGGTTAAAAAAGAACAGCTATTTTGTAGTTCTATTCCAGGTTATGGTATACCTCTTGGGGAAGATATTTATAGTCACTTAAAAAAGGAATTTTTAGAAAGAGAATTATTTGTAATATTTATTCTTTCTAGAGATTATTATGATAGTACGCCATGCCAAAATGAAATGGGAGCAGCTTGGATTTTACAAAATGATTATAGGAGTATATTGCTACCTAATTTTGAATTTTGTGAAATAAAAGGGGCTATCAATCCTAATAAAATAGGAATAAAATTGAATGATGAAAGTATAGAGTATTCATTAATTGAATTAAGAAATCAGCTAATAGAAAAATTTAAATTACCGATTATCGATGAGCAAAAGTGGTTACGTAATAGTAAAAAATTTATTGAAAGCGTTGGAAAAATAAAACCATAATATTTAGGCTAGTACTGAAATTATAATTTTAGTACTAGCCTTTTTATGTGAACAAAATATATTTTTACATTTTATACCAAGGTGAACAATGTAAACAAAATTTTTTGCCTTGTTCACACTCCTTGTTCACACTTCGAATTAAGTCATATCAACTACTAAAATAATGTTGTGTACAATGTGAACAATAATATATTATATATTATTATTTATATAAATAGACATATATACGTATATACACATATGCCTAATACACGTATATACATATATATATAGAAAATCTGTTCACTTTGTCACACTTATAATTTTGATATGTTATTATCCGGATTGATATTTTCAATCAGTTGGTCAAGCTGTCCACTTTTAACAAGTTCAGCTAATAGTAAAGTGATTTTTTTATTTACTGCTTCGAAGTCTTCCCTTGAGTTGGTGCAAATTACTTTTATATTATTTTTCTTTTTCAAGTTTATTCTCCTCTACATATTTTTTTAGATTAGATGTTTATGATAATTATTAATAACTATCTATATCTAACAGTGTTGTTAAAAAATAAATGTTGTTAAAATGTTGTTAAAATAAAAAAATACCAACGTTTTATACATTTCAAACGTTGGCATTACTGGCTTGGTGACCCCTAGGGGAATCGAACCCCTGAT